GTTACCATTAGCATCAGTAAGAATAAATAAATTACTTCCACTGATTATTCTTTCTGTAAATGGAAATTTCCCAGTATTATCCGCACTGCCGCTTGTTTGGGATATTACTATGTTTAGTTTGTTGTCATTCAGATATGGCATAAATTAAATTGGTTAGTTATAAATATAAAACTATTTAATAAAAACGGTCATGATTTTGTATAACCTTGTGTTTCTGTTGATTTTTCTAAATTATCAATGATTTCTGGAACAGGAATCCTATAACTATCATCATTAGAAGACATTCCTACCCCAGTGTTGTAATATGGTTCAGATGGATTGCTATAACTCTTATTTTTAACCTCTTTGTTTATTGCATCCATTTGAGCACTAGTTACTGTTTCTGCTACAATATTTACTTTTCTTGGAGTCAAAAGTCTTTGAACAGTTGATTTTCTATCTTCAAAACTATCAGCTAACAAATATGCATATACCGTCATTGGAAATGTAGTTCTCACCATTCTATCTTTATCACTTGACACTTCAATATTATTAGTGTAACTTCCTACACTGACTCTAAATTTAAATCTTTGTGGATCTCCCCAATAATCTTCTGATGCAAAGTTAATTTTTTCCAAAACATAATTCATTTGTTCAACATATTCAGTCCACACCATGAATTCATATTCAACTTTAACGTGATCAGGTAGTGTTACTGCAAATATTTGATTGGTAGGTGCGCTTTTGTTATTCAACACACTAAATTTATCATATTTGTTCTTTTCACTGAATTTTGTAATAGTTGGATAAGTTAAATACCTATTTAGAGTGACTAAATTCTCATTTTTACCAAATGTATTTCTTTTGAACATTATTGCTGGTATTTGAATTTTACCTTGATAATCTCTTAAAAATCCATCAACTTTTCCTGCCTTCCATCTTTCAGGATTACCGTATAAAATTGGCACTTTAACATTTTGACCAGCATCTACAACTGTTGGATTGATTACATTTTGCAGATATTCCAATACAGATGTATCAATATCCAACAACGTAATTGTTTTATTTTTTCTTGGATCTTGATCTCTTCTTGTATCTAATGCAGGATTTACAACATTAGCAGATACGGGATTAACCTGTGTTTTATCTGTGTAATTAGGTACTGGATTGTTTTTGTTTCCTGTCCACATAAATTAAAATTGTCTATTAACCAAATTGATTTGGCTAAGTCTGCTATAATGTGTATTGCAAATTATACTGTGAGATTTATTTGCTTGACCGCCCAAGAATTGTTCTTGTACAACGTTGTTTACTTCATGATAACGGTCATTGAATAAGATAAAATCTCCAACTTCTGGATAGAAATTTGCATCTTTCAATGCCAATTCTCTGAACTTAAATACAACACTTTGATCTCTATCAGGACCAAATCCTTCATCATTTGTTGTAATATCTGCTCTATCAATAAGAGCAGTCAATTCAACACCAGGAAAAAATGATTTGCCTTCAGTTGGTGCAGCTTCACCATACATATTCACTCTGGTTTCAGCTGCGCAAATTTTGAAACAAACAACATATGTTTCAATGATATCACGCATTAATTCAGCATTAAATTGATTAACCAAATTAATGTCACGTTGACTAAAATATCTTCCAAATAGTGGCATATTTTTTTATCCGATATAAATCAGGAGTGGAACAGTCTTCATGATTGATGTCATTTTTTCCGTTTCATCTGCTTTGGCTTCCATTTGCGCTTTACGACTGGTTGCTTCAAGATTTTCTCTTAATTGTGTAATTAACGCTTCCTTTTCTGTAGATGCTTCACTTCTTAATTCCGCACCATCTAGTGATACTTCACCACCAGGAATTGGAACTGAAATATATTTTTGTCTGATTGCACCAAGTAATTCTTTACACAATGCCAAGAAATATTTCTTTACCCATTGTTTACCAACTGCATTCAATTTATAATAAGTTACATTTTGATAAGGAACATTACTGTAATCACTAACTACATCATAATTACTTCCACTACTAAATGTTGATGCGTTACTTAATTTGTCTTTTTCAACAACATATTCTACATAAATTGTGTGATTATAAGTTGGAATTGGAAATATCTTTAATTTATTATTTACAACTTCAAAACTATAAGCACTTTTACGTACCATATCATTAAATTCAATTGCTTGACCTCTCAACAAATCTTCAAAGATTGGTGTCATCAAGAATTGTGTAGCAGGACTATATCCAGCAAATCCCATTTCATTTAGCACGTTACTGTAGCTCATACCAGTCATACTAAATGGATCATAAATACGTGCAAATGCTGGTGGTGGACCGTGAAATACTCTTCTGATTTCAACTCTACTGCCTGTTTCAAGAGTTGTACCAATTATTGTTTGTAAATCATATGTTTGTTGACTTGCACTCAATTCAACTGCAGCTTTTTTGATGTCAACATATCCACCTACACCCACTTCACTGCCGTACCCTTTTGATAATTGAATTATATATGGTAATCCTGTACCAATAACATTTTTACCAGTAATATTAGGATTGTCTGTGGTATTTAATCCTTGTAAATTTAATAGATTATTTCTAATATTAAATTGATTTACTTGAGCACCATATTCATTTACAGCTTCTTCAAAACATGCATAAAAATTAACGTCAATCATTTCAATATCAATGATTGGATATCCTAGTCTCTTTGCAGCCCATTCTGCACTTTTTTCACAGTCATATTCAAAATAACCTATGCTTGCAGTTAATGTAGAAGGAGTTGGTTCATCCAAATAAAAGCCAAATGGTATGTTACTAGAAGTAACAGCACTACCACTTCCGGCCCATCTTACACGATCTTGATCTAAATTAGCACTCATTGATTATAAATATAAAATCAATTAAGTTTATTACGTTTTATAATCCAAATCTTGATTTTAAAGCATTATAGTTTTGCAATACTTCAGTAGCACTTAATACTCTGTTATATATTGTAAAACAGTTTAAATTATTTAAAGGATTTGTATAACTTTCATTTATAATTATTGCGGCTGTACCTGCTGTTTTTGGATTACTTACTGATCCTGTGCCTACTTGTAATCCATCAACATACATAACAGTATTTGCACCATTTTTAGTAACACCAACATAATACCATTTATTCAAATCAAATTCATTGCTAACATCTAAAGATGCACCACCTTTACCAAAATCAGTTCCACTATTACCAGGATCATATCTCCAATGTATCCATCTATTGCCTGGCCATCTCCAAATACTAGGACTTCTATCACTTCCCCCAGCATTATATGAAAAAATTTTTTCCCATCCACCAGTAGTACCAGTTGGGTATGTGACTGATGAATTGAATTTTATCATAAAAAACATAGAATGTATGTCTGTGTTAAGTATGTCTGTTGTAGCAGTTGAAAAAGATGCACCTGATGTAACACCTAATGAAGATATATTAGACGCATTTCCTGTTGCGTTTAATGAATTTCCGCTTAAATCTGACCAAACAGCACCTGATCCAGGATAACTTCTTTGATTTGCTGTATCTAAACAAAAAACTAACCCACTAGTTGATATTTTTGGTGAATGTGATAATCCCATATATTTTATAATCCAAATCTTGATTTTGTTGCGTTATAATTTTGAAGTACTTCAGTAGCGGATAATATTCTGTTATACATTTTGTAACTTCCTACATTGCCGTTAATAGAAAAAGATGTATTACCAGCCCAACTTCCATATGGATAAAGTGTCATCAAAGCTAAATTTTCTCCTCCATTTCCATATGTTGGAACGTTATTTGTAATTCCGTGATTTGTAAGAGCAACATTTTGTGATCCATTTATATAAGCTCCCCACTGAGTAGTAGATACTAATACTGTTATATTAATCCAATTTCCCGTAGAAATACTAGAAAAATTAAATGCATTAGATTGATTGCCTGTGTTTATATAAAATCCATTATAGTATAAGTAATAATTGTATTCACCACTACTATTCCATGGCTTTGATATTACATACCCACTTGTATCAGAAGTTTTTATCCATAAATCAAGTGTCATGTTGTTGAACCCTGTACTAGAAGGAGTCCAATTAAATCTACTTGATGGTGATGATATTCCTATATAACTATTTAATCCGTTGAAAGATAAACTTCCTATACCATCAGTGTTAAAAGTAGGACTATCAATTAATGTGCCATTATTTCCATTTCCACTTAAATCAGTCCAAGTAGTGCCACTGCCAGGATAACTTTTTCTGTTAGCCGCATCTAAACAAAGAACTAATCCTGATGTAACAATTGCTGGTGAATATCTTGTAGCCATAACAATATATATTAATTACCACAATTTGCACATGGTAATTGTTGTTCACTTATTAAGTATAATTC